CAATCGACCACATTTTTTTTGACATGGACACTTAGTTTTTGTTACGGTTTTTCGCGATTTTTTCCGAGCCGCCGCCCCAGGCGTGTCGGCCATGCACACACTAGAAACAACCCGTAGAAAAAATTTTTTAAAAAAAACAAAAACGATTCCCATTCCTCCCCTCCCCTCACTCCCATCTTGTTATGCACACCTGCTTATGTTATGATATGAGTATGGGATTATACGGATCGTTCAAATCGCTGTTTCGCGGTAAAACGCCCTACTCCGGCTGGGGTGGGATGGGTGGTGGATATCGCCCGTATAGCGTTTGGTTGCCAGGAACAACGTACGATTACACGGAAATGCTTATCCAGGGTTTATGGAAGAACTCCACGGTAGCTTCCGGTATCGACTGGCTTGCCAGGAACTGGTCCGTCCCAAATCTACAAGTGGTGCGAGTGGATGACGAAGGAATCGAAGATCCGATCCATAATCACCCTGCGTTGACATTGTTACGTCGTCCTCACCCTTATGTGGGTGAAGCAGCGTTCGTCGGTGCATATGTTAGGGACGCAAGCTGTTACGGCAATGTCTGGATCGAGAAGATCAAAAATCGCCTGGGCGAGCCAGTGGAACTGAAGATCTGGAGGGCTGACAAAGTCTCTCCGCTCTTTCCAACGGACGGATCAGATTACCTCACAGCCTGGCGATACAACATCAATGGGAAAATGCTGGACGTTCCTGCGGACAGAGTGATTCATATCCGGCGTTATATCGACATGGACCAGGATCGGGTCGGCTGGAGTCCTCTGCTCGCCCATGTGCGCGAGATCGCAGTTTTGAACGAGGCATCCACCTACACAGCCTCTCTGCTTCGCAATTTTGCTGTTCCTGGGCTGATTGCCACCCCCAAGGGTGATTTTACGGTCTCAGAGGACGATGCCAAGGCGATCAAATCTCGGCTCAAGGATGCCCTCACAGGCGATCAGCGTGGAGACCCTACGGTTTTGACGGGTGCTTACGAGCTGCACAAGATGGGGTTCACGCCGGAAGAGATCGGTTTGGTAGAGATTCCCAAGTCAGCACAGGCGACGGTTCTCGCGGCAATGGGGCTAAACACTTCGGTGCTGGGGCTGAACACGGACAACACAGGTGCATACGGAACCTACGCAGATGCGATTCGTGCGGCTTACGTTCACGGGTTGATTCCGTTGCAGAAGGTTTTTGCGGACGAGATGACGCATCAGCTTTTGATCGACTTTGAAGATCCTGAAGAAGTCAGGTCCGGTCGGATCAAGTTCACATTTGATTATTCGCCAGTTGAGGAGCTTGATGACCGTGAACAGATTGCTGCCAATCGTGCGATTCGTCTTCTCGGTGGTGGAGTTATCACTATTAATGAGTCTCGCGATATCGTTGGCTACGGCAAATCTGATTCACCGGACGCTGACTCGCTTGGTATCGCTCGCGATGAAATTCGCAACGAGATTCTACCCCAGGCTGATCCAGCTAAAACAACAGTTTCTGAAGGCGATAACATCGGGTCGGTAAAGGTTCCTGCCAGCACAGGCGAACGGTCCAAGATCGAGGGCGAGCGCAACAGCGATTCCCTTAGCCCCAGCCGATCAGGGGTGAACAAGGCTTTGGTCCAGTCTTATGTGAGCTTGCTGGCAGAACTGGAAGAATACGAATCACGCGAGGGTTGGACAGACATCGAGGAGGTCTCCTAAGGTGGCAGATTTCATCCAACTCCCCGCACCGCTCAATATTTCGGCAGTCGCCGGAGACGATGTGCAGATGGTGGTCACGGTTGCTCCCGCAACAGACTGCTCCAGCACGATCAGCATAGCCAACATGACGTTTGCAGCAGCGTTCAAGACCTCCAACCTGACCTACAACGCAACGACCTCGGCCAACTCCACCACAGGGAAGGTTACGGTCACATGGTCAGATAGCCAGACAACTGCGGCTGGAGCAGGAAGTTACAAGTGGTGGATGACGTTCACGGATGGTGATATCACGAAAACCCGTCTCGCTGGCAATTTCCTGGTGATCCCCCGTGGCTGATCCAATCCAAGTAAGGGTTCGGCTCGAACCCCCTGTGAATGTTGTTGTCTCTCCTGCAAATCAGGTGGGCGTGCAAGCCTCCGTCCAGGATACGTATCGAGTTTCGGTATGTGTTGCTGAGAAAGGTGCAACCGGAGAGACAGGCCCACAAGGCCCACAAGGGCAGCCGGGGCAAACCGGGGCAGCAGGCTCAAACTTGGCAACCCTTGGCGATGTCCAGCTATCCAGCCTCACGCAAGGCGATCTACTCAGCTACAACCAATCAATCAGCAAATGGGCCAATATCAAACAGTCAGTAGTCACTGACGGAGGAAATTTCTGATGGCAAATCCAATCCGCATCAAACGCAGAACATCCGGTGCAACAGGTGCGCCATCAGGCTTGCTCAACGCCGAGCTTGCAATGAATGAAGTTGATTCGACTCTTTACTACGGCTTTGGCGACACGGCAGGATCAGCCTCTTCGATATTGGCTATTGCTGGGCCTGGGGCATTTTTAACCCTTAGCTCCACGCAAACGGTAACTGGTGACAAGACGTTCTCAGGCAACCTGATTGCCGTGACGCAGACTGGATCGGACAACTCGACCAAAGTTGCAACCACAGCGTTTGTGACCAGCAAATTATCCAATCTGACCAATGTGGTCAACACGTTTAACACTCGTACAGGCAATGTGACGCTCACGTCATCGGATGTGACAACAGCACTGACCTATACGCCACTTACGAACACAAATCCATCGGTGACAGGCACGCTGGCTGTTTCTGGTGATACGACGATCACGGGCAACCTGACGGTCAACGGCACAACGGTTACGATCAATTCCACGACCATGAACGTGGACGATAAGAATATCGAACTGGGTGCAGTTGCAACGCCTACGGACACAACAGCGGATGGTGGTGGTATCACCCTTAAAGGTGCAACGGATAAGACGATCAACTGGTTTTCGGCCACAGGTGCTTGGACTTTGTCTGAGCATGTGACAATCGCAAGTGGCAAAGAATACCGCATCAATGGTGTTTCGGTGCTGACCTCTAGCACGCTGGGCAGTGGTATCACGGGATCGAGCCTGACTTCGGTTGGCACAATTGCAACTGGTACTTGGCAAGGAACAGCGGTTGGCGTGGCTTATGGTGGCACTGGTGCTACAACGGCATCGGCGGCTCGTACAAATCTAGGCTTGGTGATTGGAACGGATATCCTAGGCACATCAACGACAATTGATGGGGGTACGTTCTGATGGCTCAAACCATCCAGCTAAAGCGATCCTCAACATCAGGTGCAATCCCATCTGCTGGCAGCTTGTCGGCGGGTGAATTGGCTGTAAATACGGCTGATGGCAAGGTTTATACAAGGAAAGATAGCGGGACTGTTGTAGGCTTGACTGACGGATTGCTCACAAGCACCACATCTTATTCCAATTTGTCTTTTACGGGAACATCCACCTCCAGTCCATTTAACCTTAAAGTCCAGAATGCAAACGGATCAAAGTTAATTTCGATGCAGTCGATAACCGCTGGTACATCAGATATCCTTTTGACGACATCAAATACTCGCGCTAACGGGCAGACAGACACGTATTACCCGTTTATTCGGCTGTATACCGATCCTGTTTATCCAGACATCAATGAAGGCAAGCTGCTTCTTCAATACAATTACACAGCAAACGCAAGCACTGGGCCTTATTACAACACCTCAATTCAGATCAGCAAAACAAAGGCTGAATTCTTCGCCCAAACTTACACGTTCACCGATTACAGCTTGTTGACAAGGGTTTATGCCGACACTCGTTACGCAGCAATTGGAAGTAGCAGCGGTGGAATCTTTGATGGCGGGTCGGCATCTACCAGCGACAACACGTTTGACGGAGGCACTGCAACAGGATGAGCAAGATACAACTCAGGCGCGACACTGCTTCTGCTTGGACATCGGCCAACCCTACGCTATCGTCGGGCGAACTGGGCTACGAGACTGATACGGGTAAATTCAAAATTGGAAATGCCGCAGGAACAGCTTGGACATCGCTCGCTTACGCAGCAGTCACAGCTTACGGCGATCTGTCAGGCGCACCAGCAGCATACAGCCTTCCTACAGCGACCACATCGGTTCTGGGTGGAGTTAAGGTCGATGGAACAACGATTACGATTGCCAGTGGTGTTATCAGTGCTTCCGCATCTTCTTATACTCTGCCTACTGCAACCACATCGGTTCTGGGTGGAGTTAAGGTCGATGGATCGACTATCACAATCTCAAGCGGGGTGATCAGTTCAAGCTATTCTTATACTCTTCCAGCAGCATCGGTATCTGTTTTAGGGGGCGTTAGGCTCGGAACGGGTGTTGGCCTTGATGCAAACGGATTCCTGATCTCTGATGTTAAGCTCACCACAAACACTTTCACAGGCACGCAAAACCTCGGTGGCAATTTGATCACTCAGCCAAAGTTACAGGCATACAGAGAGACAAGTACAGCACCAACAATTTCTGCTGGCACGCTTATTTTGGATCTATCTGGCAGCAACTTTTTCGCCGTTTCGCTTAATGCCGCCATCACAACTCTGACCATCAGCAACACGCCAGCAAGCTCCGCAGCAAGTTTTACGCTGGAGTTTACAGCAGACGGCACAGCTCGGGCAGTGACTTGGGGAGCGGCAATCAAGTGGTCTGGCGGGACTGCACCAACGCTGACATCGACATCGGGCAAGAAGGATGTGTTTGCATTTTATTCTAACGATGGCGGGACAAGCTGGCAGGGTTTTACAGGAGGTCAAAACTTCTAATGATTGCCAACATAATTCGCAATAGCAAAAAGACAATAAGCCTCGATTATCTGATTGTCGCTGGTGGAGGATCTGGGGGATCGGGATCAACTTTTAACGCTGCTGGTGGAGGTGGGGGTGCTGGTGGCGTGCGACAAGGCACTATAGGCGTAAACGTAGGCGACACTTATGCATTGACAGTTGGCAATGGTGGTGCAATCGCTGCGCCGTTCGCCTTGGGGAACAATGGAACGAACTCGGTTTTTGGTACGCTTGTGGCAATCGGTGGTGGTGCGGGAGCAAGCCATACGGTACAAGCGCAGTCGCCAAATAATATTGCTGGTTCAGCGGGTGGATCAGGAGGTGGTGGATCGGGATCAACTGCACTGGGTGGCACTGGAGGTGCCGGTGGTGCTGGAACTGCTGGACAAGGTAATAACGGTGGTGCTGGAGCTAACGATCAACCGTTAAATGGTGGTGGAGGTGGTGGTGCTGGTGCTGCTGGTGGTGCATCTGCTACAGGTTCAGGAGCAAGGGCCGGTGCGGGTGGTGCTGGCATTTCGTCAAATATAACCGGAAACTTGACTTATTATGGTGGTGGTGGAGGGGGCGGAATTTACAGCTATAACGGTTCGCCTTATATCGGTGCTTTGCAAGGGCTAGGTGGCATCGGAGGTGGTGGCAACGGCTCAGGAAATTTTTCAACGGCTGGTGCAAACGGCACAGCAAATACGGGTGGAGGAGGTGGTGGTGGCACTACTAATGATCCTTCTCCAAGAACTCCCGGCGGGACTAATGGTGGTGCTGGTGGATCTGGAATCGTAGTTCTTCGGTGTTCGAGTGCTTACGAAATAGCGGAACCATCCGGTTTAAATTATTCTTCTTCCTTGTCCGGCGGCAATCGAACGTACTCGTTTTATAGCGGCACAGCAAACGTGACCTTCCAGTCGGCAACCGCAGATCCATATTTCTCCAACGTCTCTCTGCTCCTGCACATGGATGGGGCGAATGGCAGCACAACTTTTACGGATAATTCGGCAAGTGCAAGAACAGTTACTGCCGTAGGCAACGCACAAATATCCACGACCCAAAGTCAGTTTGGTGGGGCAGCAGCGTACTTTGACGGCACTGGAGATTACCTGTCTCTTTCAGGCGGGATGCCATCAGGCACAGGCACTGCTTTCACAATTGAATGCTGGATCAGGCTGGACGACCTCTCTGCGTATAGATCAATCACCCGCACTAATGGAGGTCTTGATATCGGTGTTCAGCCTAACGGTCTTATTAATTGTGATCAGACATCTGTAGGTATTATCGCCAACTCAGCCACAGGTGTAATTACAGCAGGAACTTGGTATCACATTGCAGTCACCAGAGACACGTCCAATAGCTACAAAATCTATGTCAACGGCACGCAAGTGGCATCTGCAACTAACGCTTTTAGCGTTACCGCAGCGACAACAATCGGATACTCAGCCTACAGCGGATCGCACTACTTTAAAGGCTACATCGACGATTTCCGAGTCACAAACGCTCTTCGCTACGTCTCCAATTTCACGCCTCCTGCATCCGCATTCCCCAACGCATAAGGAGCAATCATGCAGTATTGCCATGTCAGTCCAAACGGTCAGATATCAGGCCCACAGTGGTTACCACAGTCCTTCACGACTGTATCCAACTTCAATGCTTTGGACGATGCGAGTTTAGCCACATACGGATATTACCCGTACACTCCATCGCCCATACCATCGTTTAACCCTGAAACACAGCGACTTTCCCAGAGCTTTGCAGTCAACGGTTATAACGTAACCGACATATATATTGTCGTTGATCTGACAGCCGAAGAACAACAGGCTTATGTAATTCAAAGGCTCACCGAAATCGGCAACGGCATTGGCTCATTTTTAGATCAAGCGGTGTCCGTAAAGCAGTACGACTCCATCCTGTCGGCCACAAGCTGGACGCTCTCCAACATCACGACCTACAAGGCCGAGGGTGAAGCAGCATTAGCCTATCGGGACTCTATCTGGAGCTTGTTTTACAACATGGTTCAGGCTGTTCAAGCGGGTACGCAAGCTGTGCCAACCGTGGGCGAGTTCTTTGCATCCCTGCCACCTCTCTGGCCTGTCAACAACGGCAATGGCACATCCAACGGAACAGCTAACGGGCCAATCTGATGACTTTCAGTGCTGCCGCAAAGAACTTCGTGTTTTTGATCACAGTTGCAATCGTGCTGCTGTTGGTTGATCTGGTCAAGTGGCAGATGGGCGAAATGACATGGAGCGAAGCGATCTGGGAAGTCAATCAGCATTCCCTCAGCTTTGCTCTCGGCGTTGGCGTTGTCCTGGGCCACTGCTTCACTGTTCCTAAAGGACTCGGCAAATG